GCTCACCGTGGCCGAGTCGTACGCGCTCACCGTGGCCGAGTCGTACGCGCTCACCGTGGCCGAGCCGGTCGCGCTCACCGTGGCCGAGTCGGTCGCGCTCACCGTGGCCGAGCCGGTCGCGCGCACCGTGGCCGAGCCGTACGAAGAAATCTCCAACCACACCCCCGCAGGACTGTCGATGACGATCTCGCGCACCTTGTCGGCCAACGCCGAATCAAGCTCCGCCTGACTAACGACGGTGCGCTTTACACTGGACTTGCTGGACATCGGGTTCCTTTCAGTTGATTCCGTTGTCTGGTTGGTGCCGTCCCGTCACATGGGGCGGCACCGTTCTTACTTCTGGACTTGCGAGTTGAGAATGGCGAGCACTCCGTGGCTTGAGCACACGACACGGCTTGTCCCGTCCGTCAGCCGATACAGCCACGGTGTGACGTCGCACTGACCGCAGAAGACGACCGTTGACCGCGTTGCAGCGGACGTTTCAACGTCGGGGTGACCCGGCAGGCTTGTGGCGGTGGCGGTATCGGGGGCGACTACGGAGTCTGGGAAGCGCAGTTCGTTGCAGCCGCAGCCAATCGGCCCGGCCACGCGGTAGCAGCGCCCGCCGAAGGTCTGTCCGTGTTCGGAAGCCGCATGACCGCACACGCACTCGGGGTCGTACACCGCATCTTCTGGGCAGTCCCAGTCCGTGAACGCAGACGAACGGGGCGGCCACACCTCGGTCTCTGCTTCGGTGTCTGCCAGCCGCTCAGGCCACCCGGATTCCGGTGCACGACAAGCGCCTTGGACAAGAAACGCCACGTTGTCTGACGCTGTAGTGATGAACCGGTACACACCTTTAGCGGCCTTCTCGAACACGGGGACGAAGTCAGGCACGGGGGGCCTCCGCTAGGGCGTCGATCCGGTCTGGCCGGTAGCCGTCCCAGGCCAGCTCCCCATCGGGGGTCGACGCGCAAACCACTGGTGCAGTATTGAATCCGAGGTACTGGATGGCTTCGAGGATGTTGTCGTCGCTGCTGATGCTGACTTCGGTGTAGTCGATTCCGCGGCGGTCTAGGTGCCGTTTCGTCAGGGTGCAGGCCATGCACGACGGTCCTGACGTGTACACCGTCACGGCGCTCACTTCTCCCCCTCGGGTCGGGGGTGTGCAGCCTCAAACTCGGCCAGGACAGCAGTGATGTGTGCGTTCGCTTTCCGCACCCGGTCGTAGGCACGCAGGCCGAACCACACAAGGATGAAGAAGGACACCAAACCCAACCACTCATTCGCGCTCACCGGGAGACCCCCGAAAGCAGCTGCTGCCACCGCGGTTGATGCTTGTTCGTGACCGGCCAGCTGTCATAGCGGGACGGGTATCCCGACCGCAACCAAACCCCGAAGAAGTACACCATCGGCCACGCCTGCGACGGCGCCCGGTCGTCCCGATGCCGCCCGGTCACTGGCTGGCCTTCAGCACGTCGAGCACCGACTTGAGGACAGTCAACTGGTTGCGCAGCTCACTGTTCTCAACCTCCAGTTCCTCCGTGCGGTACTGCGATGCGTCGAACAGCGCTACGGCTTCAGCGATGGAAGTGAATTCGCTCATGAGGTGACCACCAGTCCGAGCGGGTACAGGTGGTTGTCCAGGCGGAACGGGCCGCACACACACGATGCGCACCGCCCCTCCCCGCCATCGGTGTGCGCTATGGCGGGATGCCCGCACTTGCACACATCGAGGATGGCTTGGGCCCATGTCTTCGCGACACGTCCGGTGTGTTGGTCGACCTTGCGGATTTTCGGTGCACGCGCACTCATGTCGTCCGTCCCGTGTCGTCGCCCGTTCATCCGTCTTCCCGGATCTGGTTGATGTCGACACCAAGCTTCGCTGCGAGATAGAAGTACGCGGCAGTATCGTGGCCGCCCTCCTGGCTGGCTGCGTATGCCTCCGCTTCACGGAACGCTGCAACCAGTTCCTCACCTGACACCCCCATCACGCAGACCTCCCGCCGAGCTGAAGCTCTTCCCAAGAGGTGACGTCATCCAACCTGTACCTCACGTGTCGGCCGAAGCGTGCGTACCGCGGCCCCAACCCCTTCGTCGCCCAAGACTCCAACGTGGACTGTGGAATACGGAGACGCTCGGACAGCTCGGTCCTCGTCAACCAAGGCGACGGCGCAGTCATGCGGTCACCGCCAACTCCAACGCGCCCGCGAGCTTCGTGCGCAGAAACGCGATGCCCGACGGCATCACCCGAGTGGTCGCGGTCGGCACCGTCTCCCCGCTCGGGTTGACGTACGTGCCGGGAACGACCTTGAAGTGGTGCGCGTACCGCTGGTACGGAAGGTTGTTGCCTTGCAGGACACCGGATTTACGCAGCTCCCGCATCATCACGTTGCGGCCCCAGCCGATCATCTTCGCGGAGGCGTTCATCGTGTACGTGCCATCGGCGTCCATCAGATCGTCGTAGAAGTCGGCCTTCGGTTCCAACTCGCGGACCTGGCACTCAGCCACCTCCGCGCGCTGCTCGGCATCGATCACCCATTGCGCCATCGTCTTGCGATCAGGCAAGGCCAAGCTCTGGTCGTAGCGTCCGGTCTTGCGGATCGACGGCAACACCTCATGCGTGAGCCACCGCTTGAATGGCTGCACCTTCGGCGAGCGACTGATCAGGAGCAGCGACCAGATACCCGCCTCGGTAACCGCGGCCATCCGCTGCGGGCCTCCAGGGGTGTCCACGACCACGGACACCCTTTCGTCACCGTCGAGCTGCGACAGCGCGTCCCGGTACTTCGAGATTCCGACGGCGTCGCAGACATCCCGACCGATCCACACCGGCTCGTCGGTGAAGACGTGGCGGACACTGGAACCCTCGAAGACATTCGACGTCGGACTCAGACCAGCAGAGTGGGTGTCCCGGTCGAACGTCCGCTGCTGCGCCTCAGGCGTGTGGTGCGTGACGTGCCAGTGCTGACCGCTGGGGCATTCGTACGGGTAGAGGCGATCATGTCCGCCACGGTGCCGTTGTCCCCGGTTGGCTTCGGCCTGCGACCGGTACTGCTGCTTACCCGGCGTAGGGCATCCGACCACGGCGGTAGTAGTCATGACTCGGCCTCGGTGTCACCGTTGAACGTTGACCACCATCCGTTGAGCTTGTTGCCGCCACGGCCCTGGTTGTACGTCTCGACAACAGCGGCGGCTACGCCGACTGCGAGCGCGACGCCGTACTTCTTCTTGATCCGCTCGGCCTCGCCGATGAGCCCGTTCACACCGCCCTTCTTCGCTCCCAGACGTTCGACTAGCAGCACTTCATCGAACGTGTTCTCGTAGTTGGCGACGAACAGTCCTGTTCCCTCAGTGACTTTCGCGGAGAAGCCGGGAACGCCGTAGGCATCTCGGATGACGCGCATCGTGGTCGATAGAACGCGCCCACCGCCGCTTTCGTAGATCTTGCTGACGGCCCCGACGCAGCCGATGGCGTCGCGCCCCTTCCCGATGCTCAGGTCAGCGGCACGGACGATGCGGTCGATATCGGTCTCTGTTGGCCGCTTGGCGACGAGCGCCTTATGGAACTTGTCCATGCTGGACACGGTCTTGACGTCGTTGAGCGACAGAAACTTATCGGCTTCTTCCGCCTCGGTGAGACCGTGGTAAGTCCAGCACTGGATGCTCTGGTCTTCCCAACCCATCATCAGCAGGGCGTGGTATCGGTGGCCACCATCAATGACCCAATAGATGTCATCGCGGAGATTTACCGTCTGGGTACCGAAGATGTCGGGATCGAAGTTCGCCGAGATGTCTTCGATCTTGGCTCGGCTACTGCGAGTGCTGTGATCTCGTTGAGCGCGAGGCGATACGCGCATCTTCGATACAGGCACCCATTCAAGGCGCTTGTCGCCGCTGGCGATCCGCTGCTCCGCAGCTGGAGCGCGGGGCCGCGGTGGCGTCGTCGGCGAGAGTTCCGACGGCAATGGCGCGCTCATGTCCACCGTGCTACGACTCTTGTATCCACGTCCCATGTCAGTTCTCCTGCTCAACTTGATTGAGGAACCGGCGGATGGTATTCATCCCTTGCCGGACGCCTTCGATATCTGAAACGTGTTGGCTGTAGTTGACTTCGGCAGGATTCGTGTCATTCACGATGAACACCAGGCCGTTGATGCTGACCACCAGGTCCTCGATGACTTTGCGTGCGCCAGCAGTCTTGCGAACCTTCTTCGGTGCGGGCTCTACCTCGGCATCAATCAGGGGGTCGTTCGCGTCTATGGACTCTTTGCGCGACTTAGCCTTTGACTTACGCGCCACGTTCGCCCGCGACAGGTTCCCCTCAGATTTTGCATCAGCGATAGCTTCCTCGAACTGCTCATCCGAAACGCCGTCAGTCAGGTCGTAGATCCCGCCCTGGCTGTTGGACAATTCGTCAGCGTTCGCAAAGTCCGTCGGCCGCGGCTTTTCAGCAGCGGGTAAGTTACCGCTTGCTGAATGCCTCGCGCGGCCTGCGCGCGACTTGGCTTCGAGTGGCGTTTCAATCTCCCCGCACTGCTGCCCATCTCGGATGCCTACACCGAGACCGCGCTCCGCGCGCCTACAGAACTCCGCAGCATGCGTCTGCATCTCCTTGCCTAGCCGCAGCTGTTTCGCAATTTCAGCGATCGTGGCCGCCTGCGCCTTAAAGTTGGCTATCGCCGGGAGGTCCTGTGCAGCAATCGCTACCAACAAACCAGCGTTGGAATGCACAAGCATCTCTGTCACATGCTCTATTTGGCGTTCAGGTGACAGCCGTTCCAGCGCCTGAAGCTTGGCCTCTTTACTCGGAGGCAGTAGGGCGGGCGTGCGGACGGCATTGCGATCACGCTGACGAGTCGTTTCAATTACGACTTCGCCTTCGAGGACTTCGGTCGCCGGGGTCATGCTGCCGTTCCTGTGTTTTCAGGAATGGGGAACAAGCGCATCAAAAAAATGTGGCCAGCGGGAACCTTCAGCGCGCGCTCAATTTCGCGGGCGCGCCGGGGGTTGATCGTCTTCGCCTTGCCGTTCGCCAGGTTGGAGATGACCGTGTGGGAGCAAGTGATCGGCGGACGCTTGCCGTCCTTCTTGAGGGCCTTCGTCACGTCCTCTGCTAAGGCGCGGTAGCTGTGCCCACCGAACTCGACGAGGCCTTTGAACTGCTCTGCGCTGATACGCATCTCGCACCAGGATTCCCGGCTCACAGCGCTCCCTAATCTCTGTCATTCCGTTGTTCCTGGAACACTAGCACACTTTCCAGCCCTGGCAACCCTCTGGAAACTAGTTCTGTGCCGCTATGCTGCTTGAACTGGAATAACACCAGTGTTTTTCCTTTCCAGCATGGTCAGACCAGCGGTTGCGTTGCCGCGTGTCGGCAGGAAGGTTGAGGGCGTGAACAAACGGACCGTCCCACCTCAGTGGCAGAAGGTCTTCGACGATGCTCAGGTGCGGTTCAGCTTCAACGGGCTACAGGAGAAAACCGGACTCGGCATCAACACCGTGATCCGATTCCTTACCGGCGAAGGTGAAGCCGAAGACGACACCGCCGAGCGCATCGCGAAGACCCTGGCCATACCGGTCGTCGACGCGCTGGCACTACGTGGCGATGACGTCACCGGACTGTTCGCGATGCCACTGAAGGCGCGGCGGCTCGACGCTACTGAACGTCAAGTCGTGCTCGACGTGGTCAACACCATCCTGCGAGCAAAAGAGGTATCTCATGCCGAAGCTACTAATCAGACCGCGGCGGCGGGAACACCGGTTGAAGCGGGACAAACCGAGGAGGTGTCAGGTCGTCCAGCCACCCTGCAGAATGGTGAGGAATGGTCCGGAGGGTGGGGGCCTGGCGGCGACGAGGATGCGGGAGTGCGCGGGGACGAGGACGGCGAGCAGCGCAATCAGCTCTGAGGGCAACAGGTCCTTCGGTTTGACGTCGTCCATGACGGCGCGGAGCTGCCACATCATGTGCGGCAAGAACAGTTCTTCTGCTGCTGGTGTTGGGATGATGTCGATACTCTTAGCGATGCGTGCGCCTAATTCCGTTGCCGATTCGGGCACGGCGAACCCCCTTGGCGCATGGCCTATCCCCCGAAAGGCTGCTAGTGAATTGCGTTGCGGCATACGCGCTTTCGACGGTTGGCGCCCGGGGCTGGAGCGCGCTGGTAACCGGGGTAAACCTCGTATGTCGCAAAGACTACCCACAAGTAACCAGAACGTGAAGGGATACTGACGGATACGCAGAATTTCTCAGTGTTGCGTTAATCGAGGACCGCCCTTCGCGCTCGATTGACTGCGATCAAGACCTAACGGCCGTACGCTGCCGACTATGAATCGGGGGAATCCGCTGGGATTCGGGCTGGTGCTCGTCGGAGCAGCCCTGTTGGCGGTGTCGACGTTCCTACCACTGGACGAGGCAACCGGACTGTTCAGGTTCGTCCAACAGAACACGTTGATTCAGCACGACGGGTGGCTCGTCATCATCGGCGCGCTCGCGCTGGCCGCCAGCGGGTTCCGCGCCTACATCACCCGGGACGACTGGCTCATCCCCCTCGTCGTGAGCATCTTCACGGCCATCGGCATCATCATCTGGGCGACCAACACCGACATGCGCACCCTGTACCCCGTGGGCTTGGACGGCACTGCGGATTCCAGCAAGCCCGGCCAAGTCGCAGACTGGGGTATCTCCATCTACGTGGCCGGGTTGGGTGTGCTACTCGGGTTCGTCGGGTCGCTGACGCTACGGCAGTCCGGTGGCGAGAAGAAGAAGTGCCCCGAATGCGCGGAGACCGTCCTCGCCGACGCCCAGGTGTGCAAGCACTGCGGCCACCACTTCCCCGACGTTCCCCCCGAGGAGCGGCGCAGGCTCACGTGCCTGCACTGCGAGACACGGATGCTCATCCCTTCGGGTGCCAAGTTCGTGGGATGTCCCAACTGCCGGAATGAGCTGAAGGTTCCGCCCCGCAAGCCGGTCTAGCCATCGTTTATTCATCGTTAATGATTGGTTAGCAACCGTGTTTTGTGGCAGTCGTCGGGAGCCGATGGGGTTATAACACCAGGCCAACACGGTTTTGATCGAACCTGTTAAAACCGTTGGCAATCACGGTTCCTTAATCAGCGGGTCCGGGGTTCGAAACCCTGACGGCGCACTGGTCAGAAGTGGTAAGTAGCCAAACTACACAGCCTGAATCCATCACTTATCCACCGCTAATGAATGCGGCGCGATCTAGCAGGTCGGCCACCTCAGCGTGCTTCCGGCCGCGCGCCATGTACCGGTCCTGAGTCATGCTGACCTTCGCGTGTCCGAGGTGGTCAGCGCCTATCCGAGCTGATAATCCTTCGTCGTCGATCATCGTCGCCAAGCTCTTGCGGAAGCTGTGGCTGGTGACGTCTGCCAGTGCGAGTTCGTCGCGGACACGGCGCCAATCCCGGCCGAAGTTCGACGGATCCCGCCACGTCCCCGCCGTGCTGGGGAAGATCATCGTCTGCTCCCCCACGTACGGAGTTCGTCGGCGGGCGGCCAACATGGCGGTCGCGAACCGCGGCAGGGGCAGGGTCCGCTCACCCGCGGCGGTCTTCGTCTGCGTGTACCGCTGCAACCCCTTGCCCTTGACGCGGATGACCTTCCCCGTGATCGCGATCTCGCTCAAGGTCGGTGAGTAGTCCGACCACCGCAGGCCCAAGAGTTCTGATCTGCGGAGGCCGGTGGCCATGAGCATCGTGATCGGACCCACCAAGTCGTAGTCCAGGCAGTACTTCGAACCCGCCAACTTCTCCAACAGCCCAGAGAACTGCTCCACTGACAGGGGCGGGGCACCTTTCGGCCGGCCTTGGGAGATGGGAGAAACGTCACGTGCTGGATTGACCCCCAACGTTCCGGCCATCACCGCGAGCTGGAGACCGCCCCTGAGGATGACTCGGGCGTGCTTGGCCATCCCGGCGCCGTGCGCAGTCTTCATCGACCGCAGGGCCGCATCAATCCTTGGTGGGGTGGCTTCCCCCACCCTCAAGCCTCCGATGAGCTTGGCGAGCTTCCCAGCGGCCGAACGGTACGTCTCGATCGTCGCACCGGACCGGTCGTCCTCCTCCAGGCGGTCGATGTGCACCACCACCAACTCGGTCACCTTTGAGTCGAGGCTGATATCACCCATCCCCGGCGCACGCCGCGACGACAACGCCTCCATGAGGGCATCCTCGGCACTCTTGCCGTGCTGATCCGCCCCGGGGCTGCGGCGCTCCACCAGCCGGGTTACCCCGTCGGTGTCGCGGTAACGGCACCGCGCCACCCAGACACCAGGCTCAACCTCGACACGTTTGACGTTGCCGTGTTGTCCGATCCGGAGCGGTGGGCGGCCTGCCATGCATTGAGCGTAAACCGCTCATCGTTTATTCAGCGTCGCTACACTCCCCAGGTATGGGGAGAAAGCGCTTGGGACTAGCAGGTCGAGGTCACGGGGGCTTACACGTATGAGACGACGAACAACGGGAAGCTGACCGTCCCGTCGTTCTCGGTGTTCATCATCGACAACCTCACCCAAGCGGGCTAACGACGAAAGCGCCCCTCTGCACTCCGAAGAGTGAAGAGGGGCGCTTCAGTGCCAGTCACCCGTTGCCGAGACGGGAGCCATAAGGTTGAGTGTAGAACGCTCAGGTTCGAGCGTCTATAGGGGTTTAGCGGCCTATGGCGGCGAAGCTGAAACTTTCGGGCCGGTAAGCCTAGACATCACGCGTCTAGTGCTATACACTTGGCCTATGAGCGAAAACAAGATCCCCGCCGAGCACCTGAGCCGCCTCGCAGCCGCCACCGACGCGCAGCTACGCACGGTAATCTCCCAAAACCGGGCCGCCCGGGGCCGGCTGGCCAGCATCGGAAGCGAAAAGGCCGGGCTGTGCCTCGCTTACATCGACGCCGCCCAGGCCATCCTCAACAGCCGCCACCCGGCGGCGCCGCAGCTGGCCACCGACCAGCAGGTCGACTACGCCTGGAAGCTGTACGTGAGCGCTTTCCGGAGCGGCGCAGTCTTATCCGACCGCACAGCCGGACTGCCCGACTACACCAAGACCGCACTAGCCGCCATGACCCGCAGCACGATTTCCGACCTGATCGACACCCTGAAAGAGCAGTACTGATGAGCACTCGCGCACCCAAGATTGACCCGAAGATCCCCGCAGCACTGGCCGGTGTGCTGGACCTTGACGGCCAGATACCGTGGGACACCACCGAATTCCCCTCCAGCCTGTACCGGCACCAACCGCCGATCGGGCTGGTCCTGCGGTCCACGACCACGGTCGGCGAGATGATCGCCGCCATGGACGACCGTGCCCGACGTGATCGAAAACTGGAAGAATGCCGGGCGTACGGCACCCCGCTGGATGAGCCGTACGAGATGGGCTGGACCGTGCACCGCCCGGAGCCTGCGTCGACATTCTTCGGCACCATGACTTATGACCAGTGGGTGTCCTACGAGGCGTCGAAGATGCCCGCGGGGTACATGCCGGTGCGCCTCGACGTCGAGGAGCTACGGCGGCGTGATTTCAACTCGCCGCGCCGCGACACCGCTATTCGCGAAGCACTCGATGGGGGGACGTCCGTAGCGACTTTGCAGGCCGAGACGGGACTGTCCCGGCCCCGTATCTACCAGATCCGGGACGGGAAGTAACCCCGCATCCGCGGGGAAGACGTGACGGGCGGAAGTAACCCCGCAACTGGAAAACGGCTCATCCCCCCACGGGGGGAAATTCCTGCGAGCCGTAGCGAAATATAGCAGAAGCTGCGTAGAGGTGTTAGCGCCCCATCGCGAGCGCAACGGACAGCACTGCGATCGCCAGCCCAGCCAACCCAATCAGCGTGGCCTGCAACGCGGACACACCAGCCGAGCGGCCCTGCTGCGCGGAGATGTAAGCGAGGACCGGTTTGAACTCCGCCTGGCTTACGTAGGTGCCGCGTTCCTGGTTGATCTGCGCCCTAAGTTCGTTGGCTTGGGCATCCCTCCACTGCTGATGCTCCCGAGCCAACGATAGGGCGGCGAGGTCGGCGGTCTCCTTGATCGACAACGCCCGCTGATCCGCTTCACGCAAATCCCGGAGGTGATCCCGCAGCTCCTGCAGCTCCCGCTGTGTTACCGGGTCGGACTCCATCAGGTTTTCATCTTCGCGGCGTTGACCATGGTCCTCAACAACATTCGCTCCTCGAGGCTCAGGGAATCCACCATCTTCGGTAGTAACTCATCGAGGGTGTCGATCAACGGGATGAACACCTCCTTCATCGCGTTGATCTCCTGCCGGAGTTCCTGCTTGTCGCGGCGCGATTCTTCCTGCAATACCTGCTTGTCGCGGCGCACCTCGTCGCGGAACTCGCGGGACTCCTTCTCCAGGGCCGTCAACGCCGACGTGTCCTTGGCGTGGGTGTCGGAACGGCGAGTCAACAGCGCCGACAGGAACGACCACACCCCCACACCGGAGAACAGGGTGACGAAGAACCCGAAGACCAGGACAACGGGATTCAACCTATCCATGGTCTTCCCACCTGTCGTTGTCGAGCAGGCGTCGGATGTCTCGGATGACGAACACGATGGAGCCCAGCGCGGACGCGATGACCCACGTGGTGGCGAAGTTCCCCTGCCCCCACCACTGGGTGTAGAAGACGGCGGTGATGAACGTCCACAACACCCCGGCAACCCCGACGTTGCCCCACAACATCATCAGCGCACCGGTCCACGCCAGCCTCCCGCGTAGACACATCCCCGTCAACGTCAGGCACGGCGATATCAGGGTGATGTACACGAACACCCCGTACTGCAGGGGGGTGAGGGATTCCTCGAGTACCTGGGTGGGGACGACGGCGACGAACGCGTTGTACCAGCCGTCCCACACGCACATGACGTAGAACACGATCAGCGACGGGACCACCGACATTTGTTTCGGATCGGTGGTGTAGTCGACTGCGAACTTGATGAGGCCCGGAACCTTCTTCAGCTGGCCGGGTATCTCCCGGAGCCGGGACTCGAACCGGTAAGGCACGATGGTCCCTTCACTTCATTGAGTGAAACCTGTTGTGCTGCAGACGGATTGGATGTAGGGTAGTAGTTACAAGAGAATAGAGAGCAAGCCGGAGCTACGGAAACGACACAGCGTCAGCCTCAAGAGGACCTGGCCCAGAAGGACACAGCGGAGCCCACAGAGATACGAGGATCGACCCGGCCAACGCCCCCGAGAAATCGGGGGCAGCTCTCTTTTAAGCAGCTACCCCGCGGATCCACTCCACGTCGCCAGGTTCGGAGATGGTGGCGTAGTGGGGGTTCGGGTTGGCGGCGAGGAACATGATTGCATTGATGGTCGCCATGATGGCGGGAATGGCCTCGCCAGTGGGGTTGCCCAGCAGCGACAGGACGCGGGTGAGAATCGCGGCCTGTCCACCCACCCATGAGTTCTGGGTGATGATGCGGGCGATTGCCTCTTTGTCCCAACCCGCTTTGTCGTTGGTGTTGACGCTGAACATGTCGCCTTTGTTGCAGTTTTCCCGGTGGATTCCTTCGAGGGCGGTTCCGGTGGTGACGAACTCGTTATGCACCATGATTCCCCCGGTGTTGGCAGGTGGGGGTTTCGGTGACCAGGGAACGCATTTCCCGAACTCTCTTCGCGGATTCCCTAGGCAGAGTGTGCGTTTGATGTCCTTCAGCCGCCAGTGCAGCGGGGCGGCTGGGGGTAGGACTTTCTGCTCGAGGAAGTCGGACACCACCATCGCGCCCTGACTGAACCCCTCGATCGCGGAGTTCGTCCCTGCCGGGAACGGTGTCCCATCCGGGAGAACATCGGCGCCGTACAGGTCGGTGAGCGCTTGGACACCAGATGGGTTGTCGAATGGCAGTTTGTTCGACTCGTAGCCCACTGGTTGCCAGTACGCCACCCCTTGCTGTTGCAGGAGGCGTCCCGTATCGGCGCAGGGCCCGAACCAAAGGTTCGACATGTGGCCCTCGACGGTGAAAATAACCGGCTGCGCGAGTCCGAGTGCTCCGAGATCATGGGCGGAGACAACGCCGTCCTGTTGCTGGTTGGTGCGTCGTTCGTACTCCTTCTGAACCTTGGCCTCGTCTCGGCCGAAATAGGCATCATCCCGCAGTGGCAGGCCGTCCACCCCGAGGGCGTAGGAGCGGAACCGCTTGAGCATCACCTGGGTCCAGCGGCTCACCAGGGGGCCGTGGGAGCCGAGCTGCAGGCTCATCGCGTCACCAGCACCAGGCTCAGTGCTGCCAACGCCATCCCGAACGCAGTGCAGGAGATGACCACCGCTGCGATCACGTGGACACTCACGGCACCCACGGGGTTGGACCAGCAGGCGGAACCTGCGCATCCGGTACGACGGTGCCGCCGATGACGTTCTTGTCGTTATCAAGCTGCTTCTGGGTGATCTTGTTCGGGACGAACACCGCAGCAATGGCTGGCCCGAAGGTGGTGAGCGCGAACTGAATCCACTCAGCACCATTGGACGGCCACGGAGTGGACCCGTTGACGAGGTTCACGACCACGCTGACGAGAGCACCGACAAGGGCCGCTGCCAAGGCTTTTGCATAGATTTTGATTTGGTTCATGGTTGGGATCCGTTCTTCATCGATTCGAGTACCTTGATTGAGGTCGTCAAAGATGCGCGCTGCTTGACGTCCATGGCCAGCGCGGCGTCCGTCCAGTTCTCGACGGAGTCGACGACGGATGCGACGTGGGCGCCCGTGGTCTTGGCTTCGGGGACGGCCACTGCGGTACTGGCTGGCGTGACTGTTTGCGCCTGTGACGCAGCGCTTTCCGCTACAGCGAGCCTGGCGCGCAGGGACTCGTTCTCGGCTTGTAGCGCCTGTATCCGATAGCCCGCTTCGATCTCATTGGCCGATGGCCCCGACGCCTCTGCCGCAGCCTTGGCGACAGTTGGTGCGGCCCAGGACTTCTTGGCAGCCTTCAAGATGTTGCGTGCCAACGCTGCATCGGCCTGGCGGTCCGGGTACTGCGATGGATCCGCAGCACCAACCTCATTGAGTAGGTCGAGGGTCGGCTGATGACCCACCTCAGCGAGCACCTTGCAAATCTCCACATGCTCACTGCCGTCCGTATTCAGCACGAACCCCGCCATCGTGTCGACCGGACCTTCACCCAAGTGCCGCAGAGGGCTTCGGGAGGGGAGCTTCTGGGTGAGCTCGCGGTACACGCGGTCCCACTGGTCCTGAGGAACGTTGGCCATGTCATCTCCTGAAGGTTGTGTCGTCGGGGAGGTCAGGGTGAGTAGTTGGTCACCGAGCGCGTGTGCGCGGCTATAACGGTTCTGCCGGTCAGCGAGCCCGTGCTCCCCGCCGTTGATTCGGTGAGTGACGGTGACGACGTCCCCGTTGTCGGACAGCGCATTGATATCCGGGCGGGACACAGTCCAATACCATGCCGCGCCGATGCCAGCCCACTTCAGATCCCCCAAGCTGGCCGGGTTGTCCACGAACTGCGTCGCCGATGTGATCAGGTTCTTCCCGTACGCCCACTTGGAGAACTCGGCATAGTGGGCCTTGCCTGTTATCTGAATCCAGGTGCGGCCCTTGTACTTCACACCGTCACCGGGTGAGCAGTTACCGAGATCCGAGCAGCGGCCTTCGTACTCGGCGCCGGAGGCGAATTCCTCGGTGGTGGAGAATCCTGCGGACTCTTCCCCACATTGCGCCAGCCACATCGCGACACGCTTCACGTTGTTGCACTGCGAAGCCTGCAAACCCGAGACGACGGTCGGGAGGATCGTGGTGGCGCGGCTCAGATCGAGACCGGTGGCGCGGGCGAGTACATCGGCTGCGTTGTTCGCAGGCACGGGTGGCGGCGGGGGTGGCGGGACTGTCCCACGGCGGAACGTAGAGAACCCATCAGCCCGGATCTTGCGGGCGATGAAATCCCGGACACGCGGGTTGTTCCACGTGTCGTAACCCATCTGGTGATGCATCGCATCCTTGGGTGTGTTCCAGTCCTGCGCCCAGAACATCGTGTCTTCGTAGAAGTCGAGGATCTCCCGCATCGTGGCGATCATCTGCGGGTTATAGCCAGCATTCGCCACCCGGAACGGGTGCGAGTTCCAGTTCAAATCCATTGCGGTGCCGTTTAAATGATTCGACGTCGCAACGGAGTTGGTGGGTGTGAACGATGCCGAGTCAGCGTCCCGGAGGGGTTCGACGAACGCGTTGTAGTCCGCGGCGTACGCCTTCATCACCGCAGACGGCCAGCCCTTCATCACCTGCAGGTGAACGTTCGTGCCCGGGACGACTATCCATTCGAGGATGTCGGGGCCAGCGTGGGACGGCTCCCACCCATTCTCGGAGCTCATCAGTGATGGCGTCCCGTGATGATGTCGGTCAGATCAAACCCGGTCACCTTCTCGAAGGCATCGGATATGAATGGGATGTCGACGTCGTTCGGCAAGAGTGCGTTGACTCCGGTGCGGATGTCAGCTTCCACTTCGTGGATGGTTGGCATGTGGATGTCGGGGATCAAATCTCCGAGTCCCTTGATGCCTGCCGCTACGGCTGCGGGGATTACCGATGCCAGGCCGGGGAGCAGGGTCTTCCCCACCCGTTCAGCGAGATCGAACAGGAACGCGCGGATGTCGGGGTCCTTCACTGCGTTGGCGAGGAGTTTGAGCAGGAAGCCGTTCATGGGTTGCCTTACTTGCCGAGTGGAATGGTGACGTCGCCGTCTTCGTTGAGGAGACGCTGGAAGTCTGCGAACCGGATACGTGCCCTACCGTTCACACCCCAGGCTTTGGACCAGGAGTTGAGCATGGTGACGTATCGGCCTCTGAGATTCGCTCCGAGGACGAGGTATTCATGGCCGCCTGCTACGGCTCCGCTGACGTTGAGGTAGCCCTTTGAGGGGTTGAACATGTCCTCATACCAGGTGGTGCCGACGATCACCGGGGACAGTTGGATGGCTCCGATGAACTGGTCGAATCCGAACGCATGCTGATACCCCGTCAGGTATCCCAACTGGACACCGGCTTTAGACACCGCCAGCCCGGATGATCCGGTATCGGTTGGGGGCCACTGTCCGGGCTGGTCATCCAAGCTGGTGGCTTTGGAATACAGGGTTTTCGCTGCGGCTTCGTCGAGGTACCGCTTGCGGGAGGTTTTGAAGTGGCCGGTGTTCAAGCATTGCGCGAGGGCGTTACCCGTGCAAGCGCCTAGATCGCCTTGGTTGAGGACGGGCGCTGAGTGCGTCCAGAGGACGGTGCGCTGCACTGCTGTCGTCCTGGCTGGGTATCCGCGGGAGCGGGGGTCGTGCTCAACGATTCGGCCGAGAGCATGTTTCACGGTGTGTAGCTTTCGAGTGATTGGTCGAGCAGCTCGAATCCCAGCCACGCCAACGCCGGTAGCAGGATCAGGCCGGTTCCGAAGCCGATGCTGAGGCCCAACCAGGGGAAAGGCGGCTCAATCCATGCGGTGTAGTCGAATCTGCTGCGGCGCATCAGGCCTCGCCGTACCAATGCAAACGAGGGTTCATGCCCCGACCACCTGGTAGTAGATGATGTATGCGTCAGCGGCGGTGGGTGTTCCGACGCAGCGCACGGAGAACGCCGACGTGGAACGCGTCGCATACAACTGCTTCACCGCGGATGTCGCATCGCCGGGGGTGAGGATGACGTGCGGGTTGTTGCCGAACACTCCCGAGAAGGTGACGGTGGCGAGAATGCCTGCCGCGGGACTGGTTCCGACTGTGATGGTGATGGTGCCTGCGGTGTCGTCACCGGATATCGTGACGGTTGGGCTGGTCCCTGCGCCCGCCCCGGCGGCGATCGTCGGGACGAGACTGGTGTTGACTCTTCGGCGACCGCGGTAGTCGAACACGGTGATCGTCGAACCCGCCTCGTCGCGCAACTCCAGCAGGTTACGGGTATCGGATGGGTTCGCCTTGTAGAACCGATGTGGACCGACGGCGTGGGTTAGTGTTCCGCTGGTCGGGTAGAACGTGTTCCCCGAGCCGGTTCCCGAGTCGGTGGTGTGGAGTCGGAAGTTGTTGCGCGGCGGCAACGTCCCGACGATCCCAAGATTCGTGACAGATGGTGTGGTCGAGGAGATGTAGAAGTGTTGAATGTCGACGTCGTTGTTCCACCCCATGTAGGTGCAGTCGATGGCGCCGCCGCCGCAGTTCTCCACCCGGCCTCGGATGATGCATCCGTTGACCCCGGTGTGGCTGGAGTCGCCCATCAGGACGCCCACGGCCGCCGCGGTTTGAATGCCTCCGGTGTAGGCGTGGAAGTCGAGCAACTGGATCTGCCCGGCTTGGATGAGGAATTGGCCGACCTGACCGCCCTCGCTGATGATGTCGCGCGCCTGGATGCCCGCGGTGTAGAGGACCACGCCGTGGTTGTATCCGCCGCCGCCGTACACGTGAACGGTTTCGACGTTCGTCCCGTTGGCGCGTCCCGACGCATCGGGGAACCAGAACGGCACCGCCGCAGACGATTCGGAGCACTTCTCAACCAAGATGTCACTGATGAACGAGTCGTGCGGGCCGCGGAAGTTCAACCCGTGGTAGGCGCAGTTCTGGATGATCAGGTGGTGGATGAACGACATGAATCCGTGCGGGTTGATGAACGCCGAGTTCGTCGACCACTGCGTATCGAGGCCGGTTCCGTAGCCGTTGCAGATCGTCAAGTTCTCGAGGGTGTAGTAATACCCGTAGATGCCGAGGACGGGTGCGAACGTCGAAGCGGTACCGGCTTGGTTGGTTTTGTTGCCGTCGAGGGTGCCGTTGCGGATGACGAAGTTCGTCGCCCCACCCGTGGTATCCCCACCAATCAACGTCGCATAGTTCAGTGTCGCAATCACACTCGCACTGGTGGAGTTGGCGAGTTTGATCGTCGACCCGTTCAAGTCGAGGATGACATTCGACTTCATCACTAGACCGGTCGTCACATACGTTTGACCGGAACGCAGCAGGATCGTCCCGCCGCCAGCAGTATTCGCCGCGTCGATCAACGCTTGGATGGTGGCCGTGTCGGCGGTTCCGGTCGCCAGCGGCCCCAGGTACCGGGTGTCCAACCCCCCCAGCGGGACGTCGGTGGACACCACATACCAGATCCCGCCAGAAGCCTTGTACTGCAACACGACAGCCTGATACTGCAACAGCAGAGTGAGGGCGGTTGCGCCTGCTGTCAGGTTGAATACATCCGACCCGGCCGCGGCAATCGTGACGATGTTGGTGGTGGCGTCGATCTTCTTCACCACCACACGGGATTTATCCGCAGGGGCAGAAGGAAGCGTCACCGTGAACGCCGCCGACGTCGCATCGGCGGGGATCAGATCCGACACCGCCGCCGTGTACGCCGCCGTTTTCACCGCAGTTGGGGTGCTAGTCGAGATGTCAGCCGATCCGTCGAACGGAACCCCATTGATGTTGCGAGGAGTCGTCAGGGTCGCGGCAGACCCGGTGGTGTTCTGATTGAACGTGGGGAATGTGTTCGTCCCGCTGGTGAGGTTCTTGTTCGTCAGTGCAACTGCCGCGGAGTTCTTCGTCGCATCTGAGGTGTTGTCAACGAGGGCGAGCCCGACTGCAGCCTTGTCCGCGATCTGCACATAAGCAGATCCGTTCCAGTGGTACAGCTTCCCGGTGTCTTGGGCCTCATAAATCCGATCGGCGACACCAGTACCCGGGAAGGCGGCGAGGTTGGCGTATTCGTGATACTCATCAGCTGCGCCGGGGATGTAGGACAGCGAGTTCCATACCGCGGTCCCGGTGCCGACCTTCAGCTTCAGGGTGTCTGTCTCCACCCCTAGTTCCCCAGAAGCAAGGATCGGGTTTGCCGACGTCCAGGCCGCTGCGGTACCTCGGCGAAGTCGGATGGTCCTCATGTGGGGAACTCCGTTCGATTCACTGCCTGAACCTGGTCTCGTTGAGGAACCGCGCGTGTGAGCATCAGAGTTGCCCTTCGAGGATTTGCCCAGTACCGCCGCAGCGTTGGCAGTGGTCGGGCATCGCCATCTGCTTGGTGACGGTCACATGCCCCGGAGGGCCACTGGTGGGGATGTCAGGCTTCGGGGGTTGGCCGGTGCCGTTGCAACTCGGGCACGTGATCATGAGGCCTCCGGGCTTATACTGGCTGGATGGGAGCTGAGACGGACGTTCCCTGACATCACGCTGCGGCCTTGATGATTCGGTACGCCTCGTACATGTAACGGGACAAATACTGCTGACCCAACAGCGTGGGATGCAGGTTGTCGGAGAAGATCAGACCGGTCCGGTTCGACGTGGTGATGAACGGCCCCATCGTCGCCAACAGCGTGCCGCTGTAGCCGTACACCTTCCCCGTCGTCGTCGCCACATACGCCACCCCAGCGGCAGCGCACGCCGTGACCGCAACAACGTCGTAGTCGGTGTACGCAGGCCCGTTCGTCCCCGCCGGGTCATACAGCCCGTAGAAAATGGTCTTCGGTTTCTTCGTCCACCCGTTGATCGTCGCGAACAGCGCCGCCATGTCCGCTGCGACCTGCGAGGTTGTGCGGGACTGAATCTTGTCGTTGCCCCACGTCCCGCAGATCAGTTCGTCCAAACCGAAGTTGGCCAACGGATTCGCGTTGTTCGCGCGACCATTGAAGTTGGAGAACGACGTACCGCCGGGGATGACACCCACACCGGTTCCGGGGATCACGTCTGAGAAGTAGTTGACGAACCCGGCCAGGGAGCAGAACCGTGGCGGCCAAAAGTCGAGATGGTCACCCGGGGAAATGGTGTCGACGTTGCCCAAGCTATCGGTCAGGAATCCAATGGTCGGGCCGAGCATCGTGTACGGCCAAATCGTCCCGTTCGCTTCGGTGAAAATCTTTGCCAGGGAAAACGTGTAGTGGAAGTAGTGGACAACCCTGTGCGGGACACCAGCATTGGAAGCGCCCAAGTCGATTTTGTATTTGTTGTTTCCCGACCCCGCTCCGGTCATCGCTTCGGCGTTGACGGTGAGCTTGCGGCCGTCGACGTAGGTGACGACCGCGCCGGATTGCGCCAGCCCGCCGAGCAGTTCGACATAGCGGGTGTTCGCCACGTAGTAGGCGATGCCCCATGGGGTGGTGGGGCCGGCGTTCTCGTAGTTGTACTGACCATTGCTGGATTGCAGCCACGTCGGGCCGTAATAGCCCGCGAGACCCGCGAGCTCGAGCTGGGCGCGGGTGGCGCCGAGGATGCTGACTTTCTGAGCCATCAGCGCGTTCGGTGATGCAGCAGCCATGTCCGCCGCCGTCACGCCACCCGAAATGCTAGTCGTCGCTGACGTATTCGAGTAGGCGGTGACGAACGCGGCGGGGTTGATCTGGTACTCCGACGCGTAGAAGTCCGGGCCACTGCCACTCGACGAACCGCCGCCCAGCGCCGCGATGTTCGTGGTGTTGGTGTTGATTGCGGTCGCGTGCGCGTTGGAGTCCTCACCGACCCAGTGCGCGGCGTCCTGGGGCGCCAGGCCGGTGGCGTGGTTGGTACGCAGAACCATTTACGTCACCGTGATGGAGCCGTGCCCTGCAGAGTCCACCACGACGGTAAACGTGCCTGCTGAAGAGGACATGTCGACGCCGAAGTCGACGTAGCCGATCAGCGGCCGGGTCGCATTCGACGCGGGGGTTGAGTCGTAGATGATGCCGTACCGCGACGTGATCGTCGACGAGCCCCACGCCGGGTCCGCGGAGTCCAGTGTCCACAGGTTGGTGGTGGAGTTGTACGCCCACGTGACGGACGTGAGCGCCTGACCACCCGCCGTGTACCCGGTACCCGCGACCTCGTTGGTGATGTCGTCGAAGAAGTCGTGAGTGTCCTGATTCGGGGTATACGAGGAAGTTGCCAGCGCGAACTTCAGTGCGTCGCTGTCGATGTCGATGCGTTTTTGCGCCAGGTGGTCGATGAACGCACCGTAGAGTTTCGCCGTAACGGCCATTGCTGTGCTCCCTTATTTCCGTTAGAACTTGACCGCGGTCGACGTCGTGGACGACTTCGTGACGACGATGTTCGAGTGGGCGATCAGTGGGCCGGGGTTCGGTTCGTCGGACTCGTCGCGCTGTACACCGGTCTCTGTGTCGTTGACCAGTTCGGCGTAGATGGCGCGGGCCTGTTCCTCGCTGTCGGCGAGGCGGTGGCGGCGCTGGGACTTGCCCTGCGCCGCGCCCTTCGTGTCGGTGGCGACGGTGTCGTACCAGATTTCGTACGTCTCGGTGGTGTCCTTGGCCATGCCGGGGGTTCCTTTCCGTGCGGAATGACCCCGCCAACCTGTTGGCGCGGGGGTTGTGAAAGTGGTTGCCTACGCGAGGATCTCGATGGCCCACACCGTCCAGGCTTGCGTGCCGCCAGCGACGGTGAAGTTGAACGCGGACAGGTTCCCGCCGTAGGGGGCGTTGCTGTCCATGATGTAAAGCGCGTTCGCCGATGCGTTGGTGCTGCGTTTGGTGAACCCGGCCGGTGGCGTGAACGAGCTACCGTTCGTCGCACCCAAGTGGCCGATCACGATGAGCACCCACGACGTCGAAGGCTGCGACAGCGTGAGCGCGGGGACGGCGACGACGGTGCCCGTCGCACCCTGGTTGGATGCCACGTTGCCGACCGCAGAGGCTCGGTAGATGGACTGCAGGACGCCAGCGGCGTTTGTGGACGTCCCGAACGGATCGCCGGTGTTGTTGGTGCCCGCAGCGACCTTCGACCAGATCCGGCTGCCGGGATTGGCTGCCGTGGTGCCCTTGCTGGTGTAGCCGGAAGGCAGACCGGGGGTGGTTGCCGATCCAGCCCAGGCCGCGCCGATGATGAGATCGGAGACGGTGTGCGTCGGTGTCGTCGCCGTGTTCGTCGCCTCCTCGACGTGAGTCGAGAACGTGATGGGGGCGGTGGTGGTGACTGCGGGTGCGGTCGCCTGCGCGGTCGCGGTAGCGGCGACGGCGAACACCGTGCAACCCGTCGTGACGACCGGCGGGTTGGCTTGCCCGGATGCTGTGCCCGCAACCGATGGCACGGTAATCGACAGTCCTGGCGGATTGGCCTGCGCCGTGGCCGTCGCCGGTACCGACGCGACCGCCGAACTCGTGCTGACGGTCGGCACACCAGCCTGCGCCGTGGCCGTCGCGCACACGGAGGAGATGACGGCACCGCCGCTGGTATTGATGAACGGCACACCGGCCTGCGCCGTCGCCGTCGCGCACACCGCGTTGATGGTGACATTCGACGTCGTGATCACCGATGGCACACCGGCCTGCGCCGTCGCCGTCGCGACGGCAGACACGACGTCGACCGGGACACCGAAGCTGATACCCGAGTTGGCCCGGGCCGTGGCCGTCGCGCACACGGACAGGATCAGTGCATCGCCCGGGCCGCCGTACTGGATGGGCAGCGTGTACGGGTACTGGAAGAGCCGCGGAGTCGGCGCATTCGCTTGCGCCGTCGCCGTGGCAACCTTCGACACGACGAGGACGTCACCGGACTGCGTGATCGCCGGCGGGTTGGCCTTGGCCGTCGCTGTCGCGCAGACAGCGTTGACCGTCGCGCCTGCAATCGCGATGACGGCGGGCGCGTGCGCGGTCGCGACGGCCGTCGCGACCGCGGCCGCAACCTTTCGCCCGGAGGGGACTTGGAAGAACCAGCCCAGAATCGCCACTAGCCGAAATCAGCCTTCGGCATCGTCACGAACGTGCTGCCAATCGGCACGATCACATCACCCACACCGGCCTCGATATGCCGATCACCCTTGTCGAGTTGAAGTTTCGGAAGAAACTCGTCGCTCCCGGGAACCTCGAACGCCTGAACCGACCCGCGCCAACCATTCGCCCGGAACTCCAGATAGATGGCGCACATCCGCGCCTCATCGGTTACGTCCCACGGCGTGATGTCGATGACGGCCATTGATAATCCCCTGTCAGCCTGAATGATCCGCGAACGCGAACACGTCTATCGCCGGGGGAACGAGCTGCCCGAAGAACGACCCGCCGGCCGCGGCGGCGAAAGCGGGAACCCGATAACTTGCGCCTGAGGGATGCCCGCCGGGGACGTTGAAACTCTTCACGATCGTCGAGTTGCGGCGCATCACGCACAACGTCGCATCCGCGGTAGTGCCGACGGTCAACTCCCACACCTCACCGTCGGCAGACGTGTACGCGGTGGGGCTGCCGATCGCCGTCTGCACCCCGGACAGGTAGTAGTACGGCTGCACACTGCCCGCATCGACACTCACGTAGATGCCGGTGGTGCCTGCGGCGTTCATGCGGCCGGTGAGGAAGAACCCGCCACCCGCAACCACTTTGGACACCAACCGCACCGACGACACCTGATTGTCGGAGACATACCGGTCCCCGACATCGTTGTACAGGTTGAACACGCCCCGCGGCGATCCGCCGGACGGGATCCACACGGCCTGACCGGACCCGTTGCGCCCGTAGGCACCCGCCCCCGACGCGAAGAACACCTGCGTCACACGGGGCAGCAAGTCCGACGACGACGCGCCGTCGAACGTGTCGCTACCCGACACCCCAGACGCGGCGCCACCGGCCAGGATGCTCTTCACCACGACCAAATCCGAGTTCGCCGTGTCAGCGGAACCCTGCGCATTCACCCCGATGCCCGTCGCGGCGGTGGCGACGACTGCGGTGGCGTTGGTGTCGTTGCGCCAACTCGTCAAGTGGTCGAGTAGGTCCGCGAGTGTCCCACCGATGAACGGGATACCGCGGATGACGGAGATGATCGCGTCGATGACCTGCCCCGTGAGCTGCTTGGCCTCATCGACCCCGGCCTGTACTAAAGACACCGCAGTCTGGAGGCCGTCGAGGATCGGCTGGAGTCCGCCGACGAAGCCGATGTTCAGCAGGCCAGTCTTCTTCACGGCGGCGTCGTCGAACTGCACCGTTCCGGCCGTCGCCGTCGCTGCCACCGCCAAGCGGAGTCGAACCTCATCCACGCCGTCGGGGATGGTGTACGCCGCCGACAGTTCCTCCCATCCGCCATCGGACCCCGTGCCGGTCGTATCCAGCACCACGGTGTCCAAATCGGTCGCGGTCGAATCCGCCGCATGGCCCGCATACGTCACTAGAGACAACACGATCGGCGTTCCCGTCGCGACCAACCCCGACCATTTCGCCTGCACACTCGGGCTCAGCTTCTGACCACTGGACACGGGGATCTCGTTGGAGAACAGCTGTTTAGGCGCACCGTCCGCGATGACTTGGACCGACCCCGGTACCGACACCCCCGACGACACCCACGACCAGATTCCACCGCCGGAGATCGTGTCTGCAGAGTCGAACATCCCCGCCAGCAACAGGTTTGGTGTGCTGCTGCCGATGCTTCCGAGGGATAGTTCGGGGAGCCACTCGGGGCGGATGAGCTTGAACAGCAGCTGCACGAACGGCTGCACGATGGCGGTGATGAACTGTTGCGCCGCCGTCGTCGGGTTGAACCCAGGAATCAGGGAGACCAGCGATTCCCAGTCACCCCTAGCCAGCGCCCCCAATGCCGCCGGGATTTCAGACAACACATCCAACAGGGGTTGCAGGGACGACAAGTCGACCCCGGTCGCACCCTCGATGAGCCCGAGGAGGTTGTCGATCATCCCGCTGATGTCCAGCTGCGGGATGCCCAGCTTGGATGTGGCGAAGTCGATCCGCTGCGTCGGGGAGTGGGTGACCGTCAACTGTTTGAGGTCGAGGGCTTTAGGCACGCGCCCCCACACCCTCGAATGCCCGCCACACGAACTCTGTTGCAGGCTTACCTAGTTGCTTCTCCACCTTCGGCGGAATGTCCTCCGCTGATACCTGGCCGAGGTCGGCGAACTCCACGATGACCAACGCGTCAGCTTCTGCTTTGCGGTCGAACGATTCCCGTGTCAACCACACCAGCAGGTCTCGGTCAGCCTGATCTGGCGGTACCGGGATTACTGTCCGGTACCGCTTCTGGTAAGCCACTTAAGGGCCGCCACCGTCGATGTCGCCGCCTATACCACCGTCGCTGCCGTCCGAGTCGCCTTGCGGGATGGTCAGGATGGTGAGCTGCGCACCGTTCTTGTTGAAGATGTACGCACCCAACAAACCATCGTTGTACAGGTTCACGTTGATGGTGCACGTGTTCCCGGCAGTCACCAAGGCGACACCGTTGTCCGGTGCCACAGCAGTATTCGGATCGGCTGTGGTGGAGAAGTGCGGGGTGATCGTCGACCACGACGCGATGTTGCCGAACCCCCTACCAATCAACTGGCCTGTCGTGGGATCACCCAGGCGCACCTCGACGCCGATGGTCAACGGGTCTGCGTCCAGTTCGATGCCGAACGCTTTGATGTGCCCGGTCACGTACGGGGTGTAGTCGTATTGCTGCGCCTCCAACAGGTACGACAGAATCGTTTGCCGCTGCGCCAATCCAGTGAAGTTGGTGAACGCAGCTTCGGGAACCGAATACATGCGGGGGTGCTTCGCCGCGAAATCTGACGGTTCCCACAGATCCGTGACGGCGTTCCAGGTGAGCACCTGGCCGCTCTCCGGCGGCAAAGTGTCGTCATAATCAGAGGCAAGGACGATAGCCGAGGCCGGGCCTTCAGGCCCGGCGGGTGCGGCAATCTTGAAGTGCAGCACCGGGTTCAACGACGTCCCCGATTGAACGACCTCAGTGTCTCCGCCGGGCGCGACGCGTTCCACGGTTGTCGTGATGTGCGGTGTCTCCCCAGGCTGGCCGGGGGAACCCATCTGCTTGGCAATGTAGTGATCGCCCTGCCACACGTAGACCAGAGAGTCGATCCAGAAAGCGAACCCCACATCATCAGCGGTGAGGGGGCGGCCGAATCCGTGCGCGGCGTCGACAGTGGGAAGGTCTGCGGGATCGTCGATGTCGGAGTCCCACTGCATGATCACGAAATCAGCGGGCTCGCCCTGCTCCCCTGTCTCGCCCTTGAGCGCGTCGAGGGCGATGACGGCGTCCTGGCCGACGGCTTCCATGGTGGCGACCTGCATGGCTGGGGTGTCTCCGTCGCCGACGACTCCGTACCAGTGGGTGTTGGTGAGGAAGCTACCGAGGTAGACCGGATCACCCGGAATCGGTGCGCTCACGTGAACTTCCCTTCAATCTTGGTTCTGACGTGCCAAGGCAGTTCGTCGAAGAACCTTTCGGGGTCGACATCCGAACTACCGACCGCAGAAACCAGTTCAGGCAGCCCTTCGGGATCCGGTGCGTCCCAAGGAACCCAGTCGCAGAGTCCTGCCAGCTGGCCTAGACGATTCGGGATCGCACGCCGTTTGATGATCGCTCTCTCGAGGTCTACGTAGCAGCCCGCCCGGGCGAGATGCCAAGCGATGGGGGGCAGCTTCCCGCCAAGGGCGATCACCTCGCCGGTAGGGCCACGCATGTACTGCAACGCGTCGGCGAGCAACTCCGACGCAGCAACCAGTTCCGCTTTACTCGAAGGCAATTCAATTCTCCTTAGACGGCGATCGCCGCGCCGCCGACGAGTGACCCGATGGCACTCCAACCGTCAGCCAAGGCTTTCAACCCGGCCGCGAACGGATCCCGGTCGCGGTCCTTCCCGATCGTCAAACCCAAAAAGATGGGATTGTCTTCGTCATAGCGCCACTTCGCGCCACGGATCTGCTCCGTGTAATAGATGGAGTCGATCTCGAACAAACCCCGATCCCCGATCAGGTAGTCGTAGCCGTAGCAGTTCGGTTCGCCGTCCTTCGCGTTCAACGTGAAAGACACTTTGGGTGAGCGCTTGAAGATGCCCTGCCGGATCGTCAACGCCGCAGACAGCACGTAGGCGTAACCGTTCCCTTGCTCGAAGCCTTCAAGGAGGGCGTAGTCGTTGAACCACAGGGCTGTATTGAGATTCGTTGCGCCTTCGTAGGCGAACAGGATGTCGTCGAGCTGCCCCTGATACACCTCCTCCAAACCGGAACCTACTGGGGCCGGCCCTTCTTGGCCGAAAACGCCCGCGGTGATGACGGTTTGAAGTTGAGAAAGTGCGTACTTGATCAAAAAGGTTTGAACTTGGTTCAGCCAGGTCGGCGAATGCCCTCCCGTGTAAACCTTTTGGGAGGTGCCCCTCTGCAACTTATGCTCCGAGGAGACGATCCCGGAGTATTCGCAGTCCCTCCACACCAAAGAAGGTTTGTGCGGCGCAACACCGAGTAGTCGGCGGAAGAACGGGTCGGTGATCCCATCACCGTCCATGTCGAGCGGGAGGACCGTTTCGGTGATCAGATCGTCGGCGGTGGCGCCGATCAGATTCAGTGCCCCATCGAACGCCGTCCCGGTGGGGCCGGTGACACCGGACTTGTCTTCGAACGCCAGGATCACGCACGCCCTAGACGGTCTTGCGAGTTCCTCCCCCACCAACGCTGCGAGCTCGGGGTGTGGTGAGTCCTTGTCTTCGGGGAGCCAGATGTAGTCGACGAGGCAGACCCCGGCGTCCTCCATCAACGGTTCGGCGATGGTGTGCAGGTCTTGCCATTTCGCCGCCAACGGAAGAATCCGCGACTGATCCAAAGCCATGTTCACGAACTGGACCTGTACCGGCCAATGCAACGGGGACAGGTTCCCCGCCCTGGTGGTCAGCCAGTGCACCGGATCAAACAAACTAGTGGCGATGGATAGGGGTGGCCAGTAGGAGCGGGCGAGGTTGATGAACGTGGTGAACGCCAAATTCGAGCGGAGGTTCTGAAACCAAACCCAGCTCTTGAGTGGCTGAAATTCCGGGGCCGACCACGGGGTTGCACCCAGCAGAATGTGTTTGGCGTGCTCCCGCAGCGAAATCAAATCCAGCTCAACCGTGCGAGTTCCGTCGTCGTGCTTGACCGCCCGCACTGCGGTGACCCGATAGCCCAACCGTGTTCGCCAGGAACGCTGGTTCGGATTCGGATCGATCAACAGATGCAGATCCTCTTGCACCCGCGTGTCATGAGCACAGAGGTTGGCCAGCCAGTCCGACCATCGCAGGCTTACCGTCCCGGCACCTGAATCGTCCATCAGGCGTTCGTATTCGGCGGACTTCTCCAACGCGACAGTCCCCAGGGAGTGCATCTTCTTGTCCATCAACCGCAGCAGGGGTCGTTGGCGGGCGGCGTCGATGATCAACTGGCGACGGGCATCTAGGAGGCGCCACTTGGTGATCGGGTCTGTCGCGGCGGTGATCTTCCGCAACTCCGGGGAACGGGTGACGAACCCCATCTACGACCAGCCCATCCTGTACCACTGCGGGACGAGGGTGGTGATCTTCGCCGCCGGATTCGTATGCGTCACCTTGATGTGCGCCACCGACTTCGGTGGTATCTGGGAGGTGAAGCCGATCCCGCCGGGCATCCGCCGACCCACCGGGATACCACTATCCGCGGCCGTCAAATCACCCAACAGGTAGTCCAAGATTTCTGAGTTTCGGATGATCTTGAACAGCACGTTGTCTACCGGATCATGCTCACCCATCAGCGTTCTCTTCGACGGATCGGTGTCCACCAGGATCATTCCGTCCGACGGATAGATCCTCGGCAGGGGAACCATCCTCTCGGTGACACCGTCTTGGATGGTGATGTCACCCTCGTGGGTGGTGGAGCCTTCGACGATGAACTTCGGCCACTGCGGCCAATCCCCACGGTTCACCACCGGGAGGATGCCGTGGTTGCGGCCGTTGACTTGAGCGTTCTCCGCGTCGTTGCGCCACACCCGCGTGAACGGCCGCTTGGAGTAGAACGGGAACTGACCGTGAATGGTCATCGACCACGCCTGCGCGTTGTTGCCGTACGCAACCGGATCCAAGTCCAAGGCCTGGTCGTTGTGCTCACCCAGGCGGACCCGGATCCACCGCCATCCGTGCGTGCGGGTGAAGGTGCCCCAAAACCCTGCCGGGCTGCGGTAGTTTTCCGGCCAGTCCGACCACCACTTCTCCTCCAACATGCGGTAGGAGAACTCGTTGTCCGGGAATCGTCTCCTGGCCAGCAGGTTGACGTGTGGGGCGATGATCACACCCAAATTGATGACACGTTTGCGGTAGTCGGTCCGCTCGAGTTCTTCGCCGATCATGTACGGGCCGGCTGAGTAGCGGTGCTCGAACGGAATGTGCATCGACCCGGCGAGTTTCTGGTCGAGGACGATGCCTTCCTTGCCCTTCCACGATCCGGCCAAATTCCACAGTCGGTTCCCGTCAGGGCTGACGTACACGTGTTTGGTCTGTTGCCCGCGCAGCTGCTTACCCCACGGACCCAGATCCGTCCACGCGGTGAAGCGTTGCCAGCCTGGATATCTGGAGTCGACGGGGGAGTAGATGGGTGATCCGTCGGCCCTTGTCCACGTGTTGATGCCGAGGGGGACGTCCTGTTTGGTGTCGAACCGTGCCCACTTGCCCCACGGAAGCTGGTCGGCGCGGCTCATCCGGTCCCTCTGATCGCCGGGAGGCCGCTGCGGCGCCATGCTTGGTTCATGTCGGCGCCTTGCCGTTGGGTCATGGCCCTGGGGTCGACACCCATGTGTACGGGCCCGTTGTAGGCCACCAAGGGATGCCCACCGACGCCGCCCTGATCGGCTCCGACTGGGGCATTCGGTGTGAGTGCTTGTGGCCCCATCGGTTGGAAGCCGTCGGTGATGTTCGGCAGGTTGAGTCCGCCGATGTTCATCCCACCACTAGGGTCGCCGCCCATGGCACCCTTCAGTAGGCCGCCACCGAAGTTGGCGAAGGCCATGGCCGATTTGACGTTCGGCCAGTCGAACGGGTTGGAGAACACCGACCCGTCGAGGCCGATGGATTGCAGAATCCCGGAGAAGATGGACTGCCCCAGCGACTGGCCATCCATCCCACCGTTCTTGCCCGTGTTGCTGGCCGCTTTGTCGGTGGCATCGGCGAGCTTCGTTTCAGCAGCGGTCTGCCGCTGCTTGGCGGCGTCTAGCTTCTGCTGCGCCGCATCGCGTTTCTTCTCGGCGATCGCGACCTTGTCGGCGGACTGGCCTTTCGTCTTCGCATCCGCTACTGCGGCGTTGGCCTGATCCAGGCTGGCCTGCGCGGAAGTGACCGGCCCCTTCGCACTCGTCACCGAAGCCCGCGCTGACTGCACCGCCGCCGAACCACCACCAAAACTGTTCGGCGCGTTGGGGTCTTCTCCTCCTGCGATCTGAATCCACGCCCTGTTCGGGAACCCGGACGCACCGCCAGCACCAGCACCGAACGCGCCCCCACCGGATGATCCACCCATCTCCACGTTGACGTTGCCGCCCAACGGGTCCACGATCGTCCCCGCGGTGTGCCCGCCACCGGGGCCGCCCTGGCGCCACCCGACCCAGTACGCGGCCACCCCAGGCGGTGGGTCGCCCTGCTGGAATCCGCGGGACAGCAAGGCGGCTGCTTCGCCGCCCGTAGAGAAGCGTCCCGAGCCGCCGGTGATGAAGTTGGCGATCGCCGCCTGTGCGCCACTGCAATCCGTGCCGTCCAAGGCGCTGCCGTCACCACCGCCGCGGACGTAGCCGCCCCCAGAAATTTGGGACGCGAACTCCTTCAACGAGTCGACGGAAATGCCGCCACCCTCCATGACGTTCATCCCGAACAGGCGTGCCACCTCAGCGAGGATCCGCCGCGACCGGGACCGTTTCTGCGCTGCCAACGGAATGTAGGCTTCGCCGCCGGTTTCCTGCTCAGCGAAGATCGTCCCCGCACCGCGGCCCGCATAGATGTCGGCGGTCTGCGGCTTCACCATCGAGCGGAGACCACCGCCGGCCATCGCGACGATGGCACCCAACGCCCTGGGTACGCCTACGCCAGCACCGAAGCCGACCGGTTTCGCATCGACGGTCAGCACCAACGGATTCGCCGCGGCAGCGGCGATCAGGTTTTGAATCTTGATCAGTGCAGCATCGGTGTCTGCGGTGACCCGAGTGATTCCGTTCGGCAAGTTCTGCAAATGGAAGCCAAGGTCGCCGAGTTGCTTCTCCGCTCCCGCGATCTCGGAGGTCTTGATGGTGACGTCCTTCGACCCTGGAACCTCGTCGAACGCCCGTTTCACCAACCCCAACGACTGCGTCACGTCAGGAGCGCCCGCCAGGGACATGATGAACTGGATGTCCTTGCCGCCCAGAGCATCGAATGCAGCTTGGATGTGCGGGACGTCGGTCTGGAACTGCTTCGCCAGCGCCGCGAACGTATCCTGATTACTCTTCAGGGTGGCGGCCATGTCGCCGCCCTTGGTGGCCACATCAGCGGTGGTGTCCACCAACGTCTTCAAGGTGCTGTTGAGTGTGACGCCGTTGGAGTTGAGGGTTTGAACGGTGCCGTCCGTCTTGAACAGCTGGTCGCCGAGACCCTTCGTCGGGTCCAACGGGCTGTCGGGGGTGGCGATTTGTTGGGCAGCTGCGGCGGCCTGCGTGTGCGCTGCTTCCGCGTCTCCGGCGGTGCGTGACGGGTTGAGCGCATCGAGCGCCGATTTCAACGCCGTGGACTTGTCGGCCGCCGAAGCGGTGTTGTCGGCCAGCGTCCGCATCGCCTTCGCCAGCTGATCGATACCCGGGGTGACGGTTTTCGCGATGTCCTGCTGCTTGAGGAACTCGACACGGGCCGCACGGAACTGATCGGCAGCCTTGTGCCCACCCTCACCCGCCGCCTCCAACTTCGAGACCATCGCATCGAACGCGCCCTGCGAACCATAAGCAACGTCAGAAAGTGACTGCTGACTCAGCTTCAGGTCATCGATCGCCTTGCGGGCAGACTTGGCGGCGTTGGCCTCGTCCTCGATCTGCTGGTCTTGCGACTTAGCGGCACCAGTAACAAGTCCGCTGCCAGCCGACTTGAAGGAGAACAGGCTTTGGCCGGGTGCGCGGAACTGATCCAGGAACGAACCCGTGCGTTCCGATGCGGTCTTCAGCTCTTCGCTGATGGCCCGGATGCGGTCCGCGGCAGACGCTTTGACCGTGTCGTCGAACGCTCCCCGTGAATTGAACAGTGCCTCATTGAGGGACACCTGGGCTTGTTCAGTGTTACGGACAGCATCCTGATACGCCTTCAACGACTGTCCGGCCTGCTGGTTCTTCGCCGAAATCAACCCGAACGCGATCGTGGCGCCGATCAACGCTGCCGAGAACGGGCCGCCCAACGCGCCCAGAAGTCCCGACGCAGCACCCTTCACAGCGTTCAAACCGCCCGACGCCGCGTAGCTTGCGACGCCGCCCAGCGTTCGCAGGTGATTCGCCGCGGTACTGATACCCGGATTCGCCTGCCGCACATAACCCATGTACGTCTGATAGGCGCTACCAAAGTTCGATATGCCACCCCTGGCTGCGGCGAACCTTTGTCCCATCGTCTGCACTGCAGTTCCCACCGGGGCTATTGCAGTAGTGATACGACCCATCAAGGCTGGGACGGTGCGGAACAGTAGCCACGCCCCAACAGCGGCGGTCACCAACCCGGGCTGATTCTTCATGAACCCCGCAAGTGCCTGCAACGGCCCAGCGAGGGTATTGACCACACCCGCAGCAGCCTGCAACGCGGTGACGAACAGTTTCCAGGTGCCCACACCCAATGCCCCCGAGGCTGCCGCCAAGGATTTCCCGATCTGTACCAGGCTCGGCCACACCGTCTTTGCGGCATCCGCCAAACCCTTGAACACGTTGACGGTATCGGTGAACGTCGACCGGATCTGCGGATTCGCTGACAGCTTGCCCCATGCCTCCTGAATCTTCGGCACGGCCTGACCCAGCCCGCTCGACAAACCATCCAACAGTTTCGTGACCGGGCCTTCGAGTTTGTCGAAGGCAGTCAACTGCAACGATTCGATGGCGTTCTTGACGCGTTCCCACGCCCCAGGCAGGCCCTTCGTCTTCGCCGCAGCCACATCAGCCGCAGCACCTTGGCGGTCAATCGCGGTACGCATCTGGTCATACCCGCGCGAACCGTCCTGGCCCGCGATAGCGGCGATGCGCATCGCATCCGAACCGAACAACACCGACGTCGCAGCCTGGTAAGACTGGTCCGACATGCGGCCTTGCGCTTCACCCAACTGCTGGAACAGGGTGTGCAAGCCGACGAACTTGCCCTGCGCGTCATAGACAGTTAGCCCGAGTTCTTGGATCGCGCCCTGCGCCGGGTTGCCCTGATCGGTCAACGCTTGCAGTGACGTCTTCAGGAGCGTGCCCGCGTCGGACCCCTTGATGCCGTTCTTGGCAAGCAAGGCAATCGCTGCGGAAGTGTCTTCGGCGCTCAACCCGAACGAATGCGCCACGGTACCGGCCTGCGCCAAAGCTTGTGCCACGTCGCCGATTTCAGCAGAGGACGCGTTAGCCGCGTTGGCCAACGTATCGGCCATCTTGCCCGCCTGGTTGGCGTTCAAACCAAAACTCAACAGCGCGTTGGACTGGATGGTCGCCGCGTCAGTCGCCGAAATCTGCGCAGCAGCAGCCAGTTGCAGCGAACCCTTCGCTGCGTCCATCGCCTGCTGAACCGTGAAGCCGCCCTTAGCCAGTTCGGTCATCGCCGCAGCGGCATCATTGGCCGACGTCGCAGGCAGGGAGATGTCATTGCCCAACGCGCGGGCAGCAGCACCGGCAGCCTTCAGCTGGTCAGCAGTCGCCCCCGTCACGGCCTGCAGCGTGTTCATGTTGTTGGTCCAGTCCATGCCCACCGACATGACCTTGCGGAACTGATCAACCAAACCAGCACCGACCACGGCCACCGACAACGCCTTCATCGCGTCCTTGGCTCCAGAAGAGAACCGCTCCCCGAACGCCCGCCCCGCCTTCGAAGCCTGAGCATTCAACCCAGACGTATCCACCTTCGGGTTGAGTTTCGCCGAGCCTTCCGCACGGTTGATCGCCCGCCGAATATCGTTCTCCATACCGCGCGTGGTCGCAGCAAGGGTGACCCACGCCGTGGCGAGTTCGGGCAAGTCATCCTCCTTGAAGTAGTGCCCGCACTTGGGGCGAGACGAGTTCGTCGAGGGTCGCAGCTACGACGGGTTCGGGTCGATCGGTGACGCTTTCGCGCGTAATTCGTTGCGGGAAAGGCATGTCCGCCCCGCCCTTGAAGTGGACGACGGTGTAGCGCCAGTTGATCTCACGTAACTCGTTGATTGATTCGAGTGTGAGTTCGTCACTGGGGCTTAAGCCCTTGGTGCGGGATTGGTGGATAGCAGTACCGGGTGGAGCTGTGGTGATGTACGCCCACAGGCCGCGCCATCCGAGATCATCGAAGGTCAGCGGCTGGTCGGTGAGTAGATCCCGGTGGATGGCGTCGGCCAGGTCACCGGTCGCTACTTCGACCAGCCACGCTATTCCCCCGTGGTCAACCCCGCACTGTCTTCACTGTGACTGGTCCCGGCCTGGGACCAGGCGTCCCAGAGATCGTCGATGGGGTCTTTACCGCCGAGTGGGGCTTCGATTGATTCGATGACCGCCTGTGCGACGTCGCAGGCGGCGCGGTCGATCGCCGCGAACTGAATGTCCGTGTCGGTCTCCGCTTTCCGCAGCTTGTACAACCACGTCTTCGAATAGATGGATCCGAAGTTGCGGATGGCTACCGTCTGCCCGTCCGGGAAGGTATGGGTGTAGAGGTTGGTGGTGTCGTAGTGCGGTGACCAGTCGTAGTCCGCGTCACCAGGCTTCGGATTCTTCGGCTTCTCAGGTTCGACTACATCAACGGCGTCCTCGACGACACTAACGTCGGCGACGGCAAGCACTTCATCGGGTTCTTTGGTCTTCGGCATGGTCTCTGTTTCACCTTGGCGCCTTGGCAAAGGGGTGGAGCCTCCCCGCGCCGCGCCAAGGCAAGAACGACGCGGGGAGACGAACAGGGGTCCGCAGCTCAAGGCTGGGCGGTACTGTCACGCAATGAAGAAGATCATTGGGCTGGCGATGCTGGGCGCCGTGTCATGCGCCAGCCAACCTGCGACATTCGACGTAAACGGGTACATAGTCGGAGACGTTGGCGCCCCCGCCAATGACATCGTCAAAGGCCAATCCTGCAAGTTCTACGACTCCACAGTCAGTGTCGGCGACCCACTCATCATCAAGGGCGCGGACGGCACAATCCTGGGCAAAGGTGAACTCACCGCCAGCAGCATCGACACCGGGCCGGCCTGCTCATTCGGATTCAACGTCCCCGGAATCAAAGCGGGTGACGCCGGGTATTCGATCCTGCTCGACCCGTACGATCCCGTTATCGTTCGCGAGGACGAGTTGCGCTCCGCGTTGATCATCAATGCCCGCGGACCGATGGACATCCTGCTCCATCCGAACATGAAGCCGTTGACTGTCGGCAAGTAGCCCGTCCTGAGGGGCACGCGGCCCCTCAGGACGGGCTAGCGCGTTACGAGCTCGCGACCACCGCAGCGGTTGCGCCACCGGAACCGACCGCCGACAACACACCACCATTGGCTAGCGTGATGTGGTATGCGCCAGCCGTACCGGTGACGGTGGCGTTGCCCGCCCCGACCGTCGACAGCAGCTCCAAAGCGGTATCCAGGGCGCTTGTGGACGCGTTGTACGCGACAGCCGACGTGAACGCCGTAACGCTGTCCTTGACAACCGTGTACACCACAGTGCCCGCGGAACCGGTGATCGTCGCATCCCACACCGACGGAACCCACACGTCACCCAACTCCGTGTAGTTGTACACCGTGCCGCCCTGCGAATCGGGGAACAGGTCGTAGGTGACGGTGTAGATCGACCACTCGCCCGGGCTTTCCTTAACGTCATCGATCTTGTCGACCTGCGCGTCGGGAATGCAGGTGCGCCGCTTCACGGTTCCGTCGAACCTGTCAACGATGTAGGCGTGGTGCCCGAGAACATCCGCGACGCTCTTCGTGGCGATCTGGGTGCCGTGCGCCGCAGATGACGGCACCACCGTGACGTTGGCGGGGCCGTAGATTTCAGCGGCCACCTCAGCGTTCAAGAACTCGATGTAGGTGATTTTGAAGCTGTCGTCCTTCGACTTCTGCACCGTCCGGACCTTGTCACCGTTCCAGTCGCGTTTCTTGTCGGTGGAACGCTCAGACATCCACGTCACACCGTCATCGGACACCCCACCGAGGCGGGCAGACCCGGCGGGTCGTGTGCTGTACGCATCGGTGGGCAGCACCAAACCGGCCTGGTTGTACCGGAAGATGCCGCCGGTGATCTTCGGGACACCTACATAGGTTTTTGTGGGATCGGTATGAGCCATGAAACTTTCCTCCAAATGAACTGCGCCCCACCAGGAACGCAACGAAGGCCCCAGACGGATGTCGAGGGCCGAACCTTGGCTTGTGTGTTTTGTTAGGGACTCACGGTGGACTGCACCGTCCACCAAACCGTTGACTGATATCGCGGGATGCCTGGCAGGTCAGGGTCTTCATAGAAGAACGGCCCCTGCTTCTCGCACGGCTCACTGACCAACTGTTCACCGTCGACGACCATGTCGGGGGCTGACCGCAACACCGCTGCGAGGATCTGCGCCAACTGCGAACACCGGACTTCGTTGCCTTTCAGGTCGTATACCTGGGCTACCACTTGAACGGTCTGCGTTCGGCGACAAATCTCGCGGCCAGGAATCGAAAACAAGCGGATGAAGCGGTTCTGCATCGGGGATGGGAGTTTCGTCCCGATCGCGATCCCCGTAACCCCGTGGTCGGCGAGCCCCTGCAACGCGACTTTCCGGGCGAGAGTGTCGGTGTCCGGGAATAGGACGAGAGCAACCATTAGATGCTCTTTTGCAGGGCTTGGGTTTTCGCCTCGTGGCGGACGTTGCGTTTCAGCTGATCGCCTTGAGCTGTGGCGACCCGGTAGCGGGCACGATCAGTGGTGCCGTCTTCTACTTCGTAGTAGGGCTCCGTTGCGGCCGGATCAGTGGTTGATGCCACCGCGTTCGCCTTTTCAGCCATGGCGTCGGCGGGCTTCTTCACCACCGCCTTCGTCGCAGCCGACGTCAACAGAGCCTCAAACCCTGCCTCATGGAACTGGATTCGTGCCATCAGCCCACCCACTTCAGTTCGAGGATTTTCCGGTTGGGTGAAAAGGAGAACGGCCCGTGGTCGTAGTCCTTCGACAGGCCGACCAGTTCGAAGTCATGCCCGTTGACGGTGAACCTGTCCCGATGATCCACCGGGAGAGCGGAGTCCACCACCAATGTCACATCGACTGAGACTTGATCGCTACCGGCGCTCCCCGAAGACCGGAACTGATACCCCGGCTCAGTCGATGTAGGTGACCACCAGAAGCACGGCACTTCAACGGGTTCCGCCCAATCGGGGATGGTGTTCCCATGATCGTCCTTGACTCCAGCGACGTAAACCCCGTGTAGGCAGGTGAACGGCAGGGGAATGGCATTCACGGGGTCCCACCGTCGATGCCACCGGAAGGGTCAGACCCGTCAGCGGGTGGTACGTCCCACGGGTAGTAGGACCCCCACAACACAGAGTGGGTTCGCATCGCAGTCGCCGCAGTATCCACACTGAACGCCCCACCAGAGGTGGCCGATTTACAGATATTCCGCAACGCATCAATCTCCGACGGCCAGAACAACGACTTACGGGCTAGTGGAGTAACGGTCTGCTGGAACGGCCCCGCCACGTTCTGCGACGTGGCACCCGAACCAGATTCGTGCCACCGCAACACCGCCGACCGCAACACCGCCTTGGCCTGCGACTCCTGCAAGGCGGTGAGCACGTCACCCAAGCAGGGAGCAGCCAACGTCGCCAACGCGATCGCATCAGCCACCATCGCCTCGGCCTCGTCCGCGTCGATGGTCGCGAAGGGAGTCAGATCATCGGCCTCAAGCAACGCCATCACTGACTCCCTTCAAGCTGGTCCATGACGGATCTTGGGCTTGGCATGGGGATGCGGGCCTGTCTGCCGCAGACGGCCCGCATCCCCATGCTAGCAAACAACTGCTAGTAGGCGGCCGTTCCCTTGGTTATGACGCAAAAGGCGTTCTGACTTCCCATTACGAAGCCATAGTAAGCCTCAACCAGCAGCAGAGTGAGATTCTCAGCAAAGGCGCTGTGCCAGGTGGTGCCGTCGAAGTAGGACGCCTCGCTGGACACCTTGAAGGTGATGTCCATGCCGACGCCGTACGCGGCCTGAGACCAGTCACCCGCCACTGCGCGGATGGTGGAGTCGACCGACCCGGATGCAGTCGCAGCAACGGTGACCTTCGGGCTGGTGCCACCCGTCAACGCAGTGGAGATGATCGAGAACGGTGCTGCTTCCGGTGCCACGTTCGAGGTGATCGCCGGGAACGTGACCGTGTACGGGCCGCCCGCGGAGCCGGTGACGGTGACGGTGGAGAAGATGCCGCCCCACGCCTGGACGCCGGTCTGCACGGTGGCAGCTGCGGCGTTGAAGGCGACCGACAGGCTGTTACCGCCCGCACCGATCACATAGCTACCGCCCGTGGCCGAGCCGGACTGCGTGATGGTCTGCACGGAGTTGCCTGCGCGCCAATACCGGCCCGAGACCCCCTTGTTGAAGAACGCGGGCCAGCCGAGCAGGCTGGTCTGAGCGATACCCGATGTGACGTCGACGTTTTCGGTGCCGAAGATCGGGCGGCCCTGCGTGTCGGTGGCCAGCATCGCGTCGACCCGCAGACGGGGATCGGCCGCCCAGCCGGTCATGTCGTAGTTGTTGTCCACGACCTTCCCAACGCCGGTGACGAGGTCGGCGTACAGGCCACCGGAACCCTGCGCCGTGGTACCCAGTGAGACCGTGTTCGGGGTCAACGCCAGATAGTCGGCGAACGGCCCCGCAGCGCCTGTGCGGATCGACTTACCGGCAATCGCCGCGTAATCGAACGCACGGGCAATTGCGGTCGGTAGGTCCTGCTGCAGCTGCGCGTACAGTCCACCCGGGTTGGACATCACCACCTCGTCGGACACCGGGACGAGCAGGGCGACCTTCTTGCCGGTCATCAGCT